ATGCAAACCGTTATTTTTGGTCGTTCGGGTTGCCCTTACTGTGTGCGTGCAAAAGATCTGGCTGAGAAATTGAGCAATGAACGCGATGATTTTCAGTATCAGTATGTAGATATTCGTGCGGAAGGGATCACTAAAGAAGATCTACAACAAAAGGCAGGTAAACCCGTAGAAACCGTGCCGCAGATTTTTGTCGATCAGCAACATATCGGCGGCTATACCGATTTTGCTGCATGGGTGAAAGAAAATCTGGACGCCTGATCGTCTGACAAGCCCTCGCGTTGAGGGCTTTACTGATTTTTTCTGTGCTGTGGTTTAAACAAACTACTGATAAATAAGAAACACAGTGCCCCCAGCGCACACCAGAACACCGCGCTTAGTAACCATGCCAGCTCTTGCCAGAATGAGCGCGTCGGTGAAAAAAACAGCCGCATAATGAGCATCGAACAGGGTGCCGCCAGCATTGCGCCAAACAGAGGTTTCAGGACTTCTCTACGCTGTGAAAAGAAGCTGGCGACTGCTCCAGGAAGAATGAAAAATAGCAAGCCGATTTCAGGATGCCCGGCAGCCCGAAAAGCGCCTTTCATGTGCGTCGCCAGAAAAAGGCACACCACAATGAAGAGGACAAAACAGCAGATTGCCCCCGCCCAACGTTGTTTATGTTTCACTCGTTCCTCCTGACACTGCGTCTATCGAACACATTTTTCGCCAGTGTGGCGTTCAGTAAGATAAAGCCGCTTCGCATTCCATGCTAATATAGGCCAACGCAATTCATATAGCCGTTGATACCTAATGTGATTACACTAGTAAAATATATTGTTACTTTACTATCGTTTAGGTGCGCTGAATGAATCTGCGCCCTGAATTCTGGTAAAAAACATTATCGTAAATTACCATTTCTTTCAACAGCTTACTAGTAAACAAGAAGTTAGCCTCCGTGAATATAAACGTCGCCGAATTGTTAAATGGGAATTACATTCTGTTATTATTTGTGGTCCTCGCGCTTGGGCTATGTCTCGGAAAGTTACGACTTGGTTCGATCCAACTGGGTAATTCCATTGGCGTTTTAGTCGTATCGCTGTTATTAGGCCAACAACATTTCAGCATTAACACCGATGCGCTTAATCTTGGCTTTATGCTGTTTATTTTCTGCGTCGGGGTCGAAGCCGGACCGAACTTTTTTTCCATTTTTTTTCGCGATGGGAAAAATTACCTAATGTTAGCACTGGTGATGGTTGGCAGTGCGCTGGTGATCGCCTTAGGGTTAGGTAAGCTGTTTGGCTGGGATATTGGCCTGACGGCCGGTATGTTAGCAGGCTCTATGACGTCGACACCGGTTCTGGTCGGTGCTGGCGATACACTGCGTCATTCCGGCATGGAAAGCAGGCAGCTCTCACTGGCACTGGATAATCTGAGCCTCGGGTATGCCTTAACCTATTTAATCGGTCTGGTGAGTTTGATTGTTGGTGCGCGTTACTTGCCGAAATTGCAGCATCAGGACTTACAGACCAGCGCCCAGCAAATCGCCCGCGAACGTGGCCTGGACACTGATGCCAACCGTAAGGTTTATTTACCGGTGATCCGCGCCTATCGCGTCGGCCCGGAGCTGGTGGCCTGGACCGACGGCAAAAATCTGCGTGAACTGGGTATTTATCGACAAACCGGCTGCTACATTGAACGTATTCGACGTAACGGGATTCTGGCAAATCCAGACGGTGATGCCGTGCTACAAATGGGCGATGAAATAGCGTTGGTAGGCTATCCCGACGCCCATGCCCGACTCGATCCCAGCTTCCGTAACGGTAAAGAAGTTTTCGATCGTGACCTTCTCGACATGCGTATCGTCACTGAAGAAGTGGTCGTTAAAAACCATAACGCTGTAGGTAAACGTCTCGCACAACTGAAGTTGACCGATCACGGTTGCTTCCTTAACCGCGTCATTCGTAGCCAGATTGAGATGCCGATAGATGACAACGTCGTGCTTAACAAAGGTGACGTTTTACAAGTCAGCGGTGATGCCCGTCGCGTAAAAACCATCGCCGATCGCATCGGCTTTATCTCGATTCACAGCCAGGTCACTGACCTGCTGGCATTTTGCGCCTTCTTTGTTATTGGGCTGATGATCGGGATGATCACCTTCCAGTTCAGCACATTCAGTTTCGGCATGGGGAACGCTGCCGGGTTGTTATTCGCCGGAATTATGCTGGGCTTTATGCGTGCTAACCACCCGACCTTCGGTTACATTCCGCAAGGTGCATTAAGCATGGTGAAAGAGTTCGGCTTGATGGTGTTTATGGCAGGCGTTGGTCTGAGCGCCGGTAGCGGTATTAATAACGGCCTGGGCGCGATTGGCGGTCAGATGTTGATTGCCGGATTAATTGTCAGTCTTGTGCCCGTGGTTATCTGTTTCTTGTTCGGTGCTTATGTATTGCGAATGAACCGCGCACTGTTGTTCGGCGCAATGATGGGCGCACGCACCTGCGCGCCGGCAATGGAGATCATCAGTGATACAGCTCGCAGTAACATCCCTGCGCTGGGCTATGCGGGCACCTACGCAATCGCCAACGTCCTGCTGACGCTGGCAGGGACAATCATCGTCATGGTATGGCCAGGATTAGGATAAAACTGAAGTTGCCCTGAAAATGAAATTTTTTTGCACAACCGCAGAACTTTTCCGCAGGGCATCAGTCTTAATTAGTGCCACTGCTTTTCTTTGATGTCCCCATTTTGTGGAGCCCATCAACCCCGCCATTTCGGTTCAAGGTTGATGGGTTTTTTGTTGCCTGAAATTTATGCCGTTTAAAATCATGACGTTAGAAGCACTGTTTTTTAACGATGGCGACAAAATGGCGGCAGCGTCAAAGAGAGAGCGCCACCTGTCCTGATTTCATTGGATGCGGCTGAACCGGATTTGACTCTTTTGGCGTTGCAATCGAACGAACAAAAGTTTCATGGGTTACAAAAGTATGGCTGCAGTTAATATTCTGGCACTGGTTGTAACGCTCTTTGGTCAATGAAGATACCTGAAAACTGCTGCGAGTATGGGCGGCACTTCCACACAGTGGGCAAATCATCATTTTTCGAGTTCTCCCCATTTTTGCTAAATTCACAATAATGATACCGCATTATTCCATTTTGCAAACTTAAAAGTTCTCCATTGCGAAGAATCATTCCATTTCGAAATCATCAATCCTCACTTCAAGCTCCAGACTGGTCGTAAAACCGTTATCCGGGCTGACGGTATGCGTCAGAGTCGTAATGGTCCATTCCGCATCATCTATCGGCTGTTTAAAGCCACTGACTTTCACTGGCATTTCCGTGTAGAGATCTGCCCGCCCTTCTGCCAGTTGTAGCGAGAATGACGCAACGCCGCGTTGCAGGCGTTCCCACTGCATTTTCGCCGCTCGTTCGGCGTTGCTCCGGTTAGCATAAGTGCGATTAAGTACCAGCACGTTTTCATCCGTACCCACCAGGTAATCGCCCTGCTTCGCTTCTGGCTCTTTCTTCTGCTTCTTAGTTCTGCGCTTACGCTTCACCGTGGTGCTTTCTTTCTTCGCAGGTTCGCGGGTATGCAACCAGCTGGCAATTACGCCCGTGTAGGCTCCGCGATCTGCCAGGGTAAAGCGGTGACTGTCGCCGTCCTTGCGTGTGATAGTGATCACTGGCAGTGGTTTACCAGTGGCGCTTTTGCCCTGCCCCTGCCGGATGAATAGCAGATTGCCATTTTTCACCGACGCGATGGCACCGTACTGTCGCGCCAGCCGCATCAGAAAACTGCCGTCACTCTCATTAGTCTGGTCTATATGTTCCACGGGCTTATCCGACAGGTCTTTACCCAGCGCCATCTTCAGCTTGTGACGCGCGGCTATTTCCTTTACCACTTCCCCGACGGTGGTCTTGTGCCAAGATTTTTCACGGCGGGTATTCAGGGTTTCCCGAAAATCAGCACTTCGCGCCCGGATAGTCAGGCGGTCCGGTGCGCCAGTGTGTTCAATCTCGTCCACCGTGAATGCCCCTTTCGGGAAAAGCGGCTGCCCCTTCCAGCCCAGCGCCAGCGTAATGACCGCACCACGGCGCGGCAGCACGATTTTTCCATCGGCGTCGTCCAGCTCCAGATCAAGCTGGTCCGCTTCAAATCCCCGGTTATCCGTCAGCGTCAGCCCCATCAGGCGGTTGTCCAGCACAGTGGTGATATTTCTGCCTTCAATACTGATGCTGAATGCCGGAGTTTTGTTGCCTTTGTTAAGCAGTTCAGAGCTGAAATTCACGACAGAAGTCCTCCCACCGTTTTACTGATATCGCTTAAGGCTGATGTTGCCGTTCCCTGCAGATTATTCAGCTGCGCACTGAGATCACCGAACATATCGGACAGGGATTCATCCACCCGTTTGAGCGACAGGGTGAACTCAATCCGGCGCGGCATACCGTCGCGGAAAAACTCCGTTTTAGTCTGATTCAGTCCCTCAATCACATACATGCCGTAAATCGTGCCGCTGCCTTCAATCAGAGGCCATGCTTTCCCCTGTTCTGCCATCTGCTCCAGTGCCAGCAACGACAGCCTGCCGCCTGTTATCTCCGGCATAAGAACACCGGAAAGCGTCAGCATGTCGTTGTCCGGTCCCAGAAACTGCGTGGACGGACGACGATTTACCCGGCTGTTAGCCGCATGTCGCCAGCTGCGTTGATACTGCAGTTCCTGATACGGAACGGTGCGCAGCATAAACACGTACAATCCCAGCACCATCATCATGCGTCGTATCCCCCCTGATCGCTGTAGTTACTCCTGGCTTTTGCCTTCAGCCTGCGTTCACGTTCATCAAGCTGGCGTGCCACCTCCCGCGCAATATCCTGCGCACTTTGTCCTGGCTGCGTCTGAATGATGATCTGCGTCGGTGCCTCAATCCGTTGAACGAGCGGCACAGTGGCTGCGCGACTCACAATTGCTTCTCCACCTTTCGCGGGAAGTGCCAAAGGGTGCAACGGTGGAAGCTCTGCTGGCGCGGCAGCAACTCCCATCATTCCGGCAACAACGGCAGCCAGTGCAGCTGTATTTCTCCGGCTGGTCACATTTGCCGGGCCGTTAACAATTTCCGGCCCGTTTTCACCGACGATGCCAAACTGCCCGCGCGGGATATACCCGCCGCTGTCATACATCCCCGCAAAGCCATATCCCCATGATGGAAAACCACCCGATGGCATCATCACTTTACCGTCTGCATTCACCGTCGCAGGTTGCTGACGCGTCACGCTTTCCGGCAGTTTTGCCTTTGCGGCCTCTTTACTGACAATGCCGAGCTTCTCCAGCAACCAGGAAACGCCGGATTTCAGGGAGTCCAGCGGATGCATGACCATATTTAGCCCTTCCGCCAGTGCCTCCCCGAATCGTCGCCCCATTGCCGCTGCACTCTGCAGTTCGGCAGAGGTCGACTTAACGGGCGTCAGCAGATCAGTAAACCAGCCCCACAGCGCCTGTACTTTGTCGCCAATCCACTGGAACACGGGCTTAAGCGGTTCGAATGCTTCACTGACGGGACCTGCCGCCGCTTTGAATCCTTCCACCACGCCACCAAGAAATGCGGTGATGGGTTGCCAGTATTTCCAGACAACCAGCGCCACGCCCGCCAGTGCAGTAACCACAAGACCTATCGGACTGAGCAGAGCACCTAACAGACCAGATACGGCATACAGGGCAACGCGCAGCATCGCCAGTGGACCAGATGCCAGTACTCGCAGCACCGTGCCTGCGGCGGCCAGTCCACCGCGCAGTACCGCCAGAGGATTCATAAACATCACAGCAACAGCACGTAAACCGGATAATCCAGACCGCAAAAGTGCAACCGGCGCACCTGCTACAGTTTTCAGGACATTTCCCGTCAGTAATGCCGTGCGGCGCAAAGACGACAACGGCGCAGTAAGTAAACCTGCGGCGTTGCCCGATGAAGCAAGCCCGCGTCGCAGCAGTGCCAGTGGTGCGCCAGCCAGCCAGGACAACGCGCTGCTGGTTCGGGTTACTGCTGCCGTAACAGAAGGTAACGTTTTGATACCCAGCACAGAGAATCCCAGACGAATCACTGCCAGCGGCCCCAGCACTGCAGCCAGCGCCACCGCTAAGGTTCCGAGGCCTACGGTAACCGCAGCCACCACAGCGGCTACTTTCATCAGTGTGCCTGTCAGTTCCGGGTTAGCTTCCACCCAGCGGCGCAACGCCCCCGTGATGCTTTTCACCGTGTACAGAATATCCATCAGCGGCTGGCGCAGCGTTTCGCCCAGGCTGCTGAAGGTGTTCTGCGCTCCGGTTTTGACCAGCAACCACTGCGCAGAAAGTGAGTCCTTGTTAATGTCGGATTCTTTCTGCATGGAGCCGAGCGCATCATTGCCCGCTGTCAGTTTTAGCTGGCGCTGCAGTTCCGGCAGGTTGTTTGCCAGTTTCGCCGCGTCATCGCCAAACTCTTTACCAAACAACATGGTCATGGCAGACAGACGTTTATCCTGCGGCAGTGCGTTCACCTTCTCCAGTACGCGCTGGATAGTTCCCATCGCATCCTTCGTCATCTGCTTTTCAATCACTTCAGGATTGAGTTTCAGCAGATTCATCCCTTCAAAGAAACTCTTGCTTTGCATGGTGGCAATGGACAATTCACGCACCATCGCGTTTGCTGCACTGGCTGCAACCTCTGGCGCAGCGCCCAGTGTCAGAAAGGTGGAACCCAGCGCCGCCGCTTTACGATAATCCAGACGATCAGCCACACCGCCCAGGCGTTGCATGACATCAATGATGTCTGCCCCTTTCGACATGGCGTTATCATCCAGATAGTTCAGCGCATCACCGAGCTGTTCAATATTGCGGGTAGGAATTTTGTAGAGCTGGGCGATTTTCCCCAGACTTTCTGACAGTTCATCCGCTGGCAGCTCAAAGGCTGTTGCCGCCTTTGCTGCCGTACTGGCGAAGGCCAGCAGGTCACGTTTCTGGTCCTCCCAGCTGTCGTCAGGGTTTGCGACGTTCATGCGCGCCCCACCTTCAACCAGTGCAGCGAAATCCACCGCACCGTTTTCCATCGGCAACTGTTCGCTGGCAGCCTTGATGGCATCCTGCATTTCATAAAAACGTGCAGTGCGGTTGCCATTATCGTCACGCAGACCATTGACCTGCTTTGCCACACCTTTCATGGCATCTTCCATGCTGGTATAGCTTTTTACTGCCGCCATCACTGGTGCGCCCATTGCCAGCCCTGCAGCCGTGGTGGTGGCTCCGGCACCTGCAATACGATCACGCACCTCCAGCGAACGGGCATAACTGGCACGCGCTGCATTCATCCTGCGCTGAGCTTCCCCCAGTCGCTTCAGCCGCGCCTCCTGTTTCGAAAGTTCCTGGTTATAACGTGATGTTTCACGGGCTAAACGGGCAGTTGCTCCCGCATCATCTTTCGCAGAAATTCCCGCCCGGTACAGTTCAGCACGCACAAGCGCCGTTTGCTTCTGCAAATATTTTTGTTGTTCTTCCAGGCGTTGGACTGCCAGCGTTTGCCGACCTAAAGCCACAAGATGCCTTTGTGATGGTTGCTCCATCGCCTCCAGCTCAGAGCTAAGCAAATTAGCCTTCTGTCTGGCATAGTTCAGCCTGTCGCCTAACTTCTTGTTATCAGCCTGCAGCTTGCGAAATTTTTCCAGGCTGTTACCCGCCTGATTGAGTTGCTTTAATGCGTCACGGGAGTTTCTGATTGCGCCAGCCAGCTCTTTCGAACTGGCCTGTGCAGCACGGAATGGGCGGGTGAGTTTGTCAACCGCATTAAGAATGACCTGCAGGCGCAGGTTGTTATCACTCATCGTTGGCCCCGCATCTCTGAATCGCTTTATACCGCCATTCCAGCACTTCGGTCAGCGGCATAACGTCAGTAACGGATGGCGGCCAGTGAAAAATGGTGGCGATATCTGCCACCAGATCGTCAACCGTCAGGCTGTCGGTAAACCGGCAAGCACCGACTTCTTCAACAAAAAAGTGACAACCTCAACCGACATGGCAGTGAGATCTGCCGGGTCCATCTCTGCAATTTCCTGTGCAGTCAGTGCCGGGCTGGAGATGCGGGGGATCACGGTCATCATCGCGTTCACATCCATATCCATAATGGCCTGCAGGCGTGTACCGCGCAGCGCACCGGACTGCGGTTTACGCAGCACAATTTCGGTGATTTCTGTTTTACCGCGCTTGATGGGGGTATCCAGTTGAATGGTCTTTTCAGTCTGCTTATCGCTCATTTTGCTGTCCTGTAAATTGGGTTCTGGCGCGGTATCCCGCGCCGTTCAGATATATCAGAGGCCGAGGGCGTTGCGGTGCGCTTCCATCAGGTCCACACCGTCCACAATTTCCACCATGTTGATAAGGTCCACTTCATAGAGCACCTCACCATTGATGGTCAGCTTCGCGTAGCTGTTGGTACTGGTCACTTTGGTGGTGTTGCTTTCGCCCGTCTTCCACTCGCCGGAATCCACTTCTTTGTGACGTCCACGCACCACAAGCTCCACGGCCTGCACTTCTCCGGTATCGTCACGCTGGATAGAGCCGGTAAAGCGTAACTGGATGCCATCCACCGTGGCTTTGCCCATCTGCTTAAACAGCAGCAGTTCAGTACCACCAATGGAAAATTCTGTATCCAGTGCACTGTCATCCAGTCCCAGATCCACATCCACCGCCCCCGGCATTCCGCCGCCGCGATACTTCTCATATTTGCGGGTGAATTTCGGCAGCGTCAGCGACTCAACGATCCCCTGCCAGTTGTTCCCGTCGTTAAACAGGTTCAGATGTTTTAATTTGCGTGGTAAAGCCATGTTGTCCCCTTACGCGCTGACCTGGCTGGCGAAATTCACCAGGTACTGATCGGTGATGCGCTGACGCAGCATCAGGTTTTCAAGTGGCGGCACTGGCGTGTAGTCGTAGTCGATGGTGAGTTTCCCGGCTTTCAGAGTGTCTTTGTCGTTCACCGACTCGTCCAGCCAGCAATCACCACCAATGAGATACCCCTGACTGACCAGGCTGCGCATTTTGGCGCGGATACCTTCGATAATGTCGCGAGCCAGCGACGGATTCAGCGGTTTGTCCACCGCCCACATGTGCGCTTCTGCCATCGTGTCCATCAGTACCTGCGCGGTTCGGGTGTAGTTTTCGAAGGCAAAGAGCGGATCATCGCTCAGACAGCGGGAACCCCAGAAGCGGAAACCGTCTTTGCGGATAAGCGTGGTAACGTCGTTCTGGTTAAGCAGACCTGCATCGGTTGCCGGGTCCTGCAGATCCCAGAACACATCAGCAGAAATTCCGGTGACACCGTTCACGCCCACGTTGGACAGGCTTTTGTGCCATCCGGTCTGCTCGTCAATTTTGGCGCGCAGACCGAGCGCACGGGCGGTGGCATATGCCGTTGCTTCGGCATTCAGCACCGTGTCCCAGCCAGTAAAGTCAGGCCAGATCAGCATCCCTTCGCGCTGGCTAAAGTTTTCACGGTAAGTGATCGCCTCCTGTACCGTCTTGCAGCCATACGCTGACAGGTAAGCAAATCCACGCAGGCTTTGCGCCACGCTCAGCAACTCAGTAGCTACCGCCTTGGTGTCGTGGCCTGGCACGCCGAGAATGCGCGGTTTAACGCCGATCTGTGACTGGGCAGATAACAGGGCTTTCATACCTGTTTTTTTACCTTCAGCGGTCACTGCGCCGATGATATTGGTCGTGGTTTCTTCTTCCGTTTCACCCTGCGGCACACGCACAACAACGGTCACGGGTTTTGCCTGGTCAGCGATGGCATCCAGCGAACGGGCCAGAGTACCGGACTCACCCGCTTTACCGCTGGCAGTCAGCACATCAGTGATCAGCACGGGTTTATTAAGAGGAAACATTTTTGCATCGGCATCATCGCCCGTGCAGACCATACCCACGATGGCGGTGCTCACCGTGGTAATGGATCGGGTGCCTTCGTTGACTTCAATAACGCGCACCCCATGGTGGTAATCCTGAGCCATAGTGGCGAACCTCCTGATTGGATTAGGCTTCGCCCTATGTTGAAGTGATTGCGCCTGACAAACAGCTAAGCGCAGTTGTACCGTTATTCACACAAAATGACGGTATTTGTCTGCTTGCAGGGATAATCAAAATAATGCTGATTCAGGGAGATTCATTGCTCTTATTTGCCGGAAATTTTCTATAAATGGTAGAAACGCCTACATCAAAAATCAGTGCAATACGCTGTCTTGATTCTCCGGCCTCGAGTAAACGCCCAATCTGTGCCCACTGTTCGGTGGTCAACTTAGGACGGCGTCCACCTACTCTGCCTTTGGCACGAGCTGCAGCCAGCCCTGCCCTGGTACGTTCAACTATCAGTTCGCGTTCCATTTCAGCCAGGGCACCCATAACATGAAAAAAGAAACGGCCCATTGGGGTACTGGTATCAATAATGTCAGTCAGGCTTCGAAAATTCACGCCACGCTGGCGCAACTCTTCTATCAGCGTAACAAGATGCCGCATACTGCGCCCCAGTCTGTCCAGCTTCCAGACAACCAGCGTGTCTCCTGCCGATAGTGTTCTGAGCAGTTTTTTAAGCCCCGGTCTGTCGGACTTAGTGCCACTGATTTTATCCTCAAAAATCAGCTCACATCCCGCACAGTTCAGCGCATTGCGTTGCAAATCGGTGTTCTGGTCATTTGTTGACACGCGTACATAGCCAATAAGCATGATCATCCCCCTGAATAGAAACCGGAGATGATGCCAGTTAGCCGTTATCTCTTCATTTTCTTAAACGTTGGTTTGGGAGAAGCGGCAAAACGGAATGTAGGAACAGGGGAAAATCAGATACCGGACATGACCTCTTTTGCCAGTGGTGATGGATGGATGAAATTACCCAACGGGAAAATCCTGCAATATGGTCGTGGTGCGATTACGCCGACATTATCGACGCAAACAATGAGAATTACATTCAGCATCCCTTTTCCTAAAGAAGTGGACTGCGCCATGCTTACCCATTCTGGTGATGGTGGCGCGCCTTTAGGCGCTGGACGGGGATTCGTGATGACTGCAGAAGGTCCAACACTAACCGGTTTTAATTCCGCTTACAGAACTGCATCAACCAGCTCCACAGTATCGATGAATTACAGTTGGTGGGCTGTTGGTGAGTAATTTTATTCAGGGTGATTTATATGAACGAATATGTTTATAGCGCAAGGCATAATGCTTTTTTCCCTGTGGATATGATTGATAAATATAAATCAGAGGGATGGGATTTATCAGACGCTAAGGAAGTAAATCAGAATATTATCAGTGAGTTTATGGCTGAACCGCCACAAGGAAAAATCCGTATTGCCGGAGATGATGGGCTGCCTGCGTGGGCAGATATTCCTCCACCCACGCATGAAGAGCTTATTGAAATTACTGAATCAGAAAAACAGCTACTAATTAACCAGGCTAACGAATACATGAACAGTAAGCAATGGCCTGGCAAAGCAGCTATTGGTCGTCTGAAAGGTGAGGAACTGGCGCAATATAATTTGTGGCTGGATTACCTGGACGCACTGGAACTGGTGGATACCTCCAGTGCTCCAGATATTGAATGGCCTACACCTCCGGTAACTCAGGCCAGCTAATCTCAGGAGCCGTCGAAGTGTCGACGGCTTTTACTTCTTTTTTGTAGTCCATCCAGGCAGATAGTTTTTCTTTATCTGTACTGCTGATATCACCAAGCATTAATTCCACCCGCCAGTCAGCTGTGACATTATCGGCATGAGCAAGTAACTGCATTCGCTGATTTTCAGCACGTGCGACATAATCAATCGCCGGAGATTTCAGTACCGGTAAACCATTTTCATCTGACGTGATTAATCTACCCCCTTCCTGCTGTCCGGCAATTAATTCATTGTATAAGTCTGTACTTATCTCAACAATGTCAGCAGGCATGTTGCTGTTTATACCATCAAAGAAAAAACCATTAGTCGATTTTGAGAAATAAATCATAGATATACCTATACACCGATTGCTACCCAAAAACAGGACCTTTCATATTTGACAATTTCTCCCTGAGATATACCGCCAACAATTATATAGAACTGTGATTTGCTGATATCAGAACAGTTCGCTATGCCCATTGCAGATATACCAGCCACCGACGTTGTATGTGGCACAGCCAACAGCGCAAGTGAACGATTTGGGAATGTTACCGGGTAAGTCACCGTATAGTTTGATGCTCCACTGACAATACCCCACTGAATAATCAGACCTGAAGGAAGTTTTTGAAAACCCGTTGATGAAAGTGAACTGGCAAACGCCGCCATATCCGGAATTTGGTTTTGCCCGTTACCTACATTCCGTTTTGCCGCTTCTCCCAAACCAAGGTATGTGAGAAGACCAGCTACATCCTTTCCACTCAAATTAGTCAGCGTATTGTCCAGCGGTTGTTTACCTGCCAGCGCATTAAGCATTGTCGTGGCAAAGTTCGGGTCATTCCCCAGCGCTGCCGCCAGTTCGTTCAGTGTATCCAGTGCCGCAGGTGCAGAGCCCACCATTGCCGCAATCGCCGATTTCACAAAAGCCGTAGTGGCAATCTGTGTATTGTTGACCGACTGCGCCGCCGTGGGGGCTGTTGGCGTTCCGGTGAGTGCCGGACTCGACAACGGTGCTTTTAGTGCCAGCGCATTGTTAATGGTGGTACTGAAATTCGGATCATTGTTAATGGCTGCGGCTATTTCTTTCAGCGTGTCCAGCGTGGCTGGCGCACCATTAATAAGGGCCGTCAGTGCCGCCTGTACAAACGCAGTGGTCGCAACCTGCGTGGTATTATTCCCCGCCGCTGGCGTTGGCGCTTTGGGGGTTCCGGTAAATGTCGGGCTGGCTTTTGGCGCGTACTGTGAATGCGGGTCCGGTGCGGCAAGATGTTTTGCCATCTGATCATCCGCGTACACCTTCAGCTCCAGTGCCTTGTCATCCACATACTTGCGGGTTGCCAGCACTACAGCAGGGTCGATTTTCAGGGTGATATTGTCCGTGCTGCTGGTAATCAGCACCATGCGCACGGTCTGAGTGCGCCCGCTACCTTCAGCCAGTTGCGGCTTATAGCTTTCCGGGCAGTTGCCCACGGCAATCAATGCCCCGGACTCATCAAACAAGCCCACTTCACGTATCCACCAACCGCCCTCGTTTTCAGGGATCACCTGTTCGGCAATAATCTGGCTGCTGTTCTGCGGGTCGATATAAAGCATATTCAGCGCAGCCCGGCGTTTCTCATTTACCAGTGCCGTCTGCTTTGCGTCCGGCGTTGGCAATACTCCACCGCCATCGCCCACCGCCATATGGGTAATTTTTAGCGGCACACCGAGCGCGGCGGCGCTGGCAAGTTTCGCCGCGCCAATATCCGTCAGCAGGGTATAAAATTTTGTGCTCATGGATTCACTCTCATTGTGTCAATAACATGGACCGCCCCGCCTTCATGCGCGGTGCCACCGGAAATAATCGTTTCGTTGATATACGGATAGATCGTGATTTCTTCGCCAAGATAGCTGGCGGCTCCCACCCAATGCGGGCCGCTGGTCTGCAGATTGATGGACATGCCGATCATGTGGCGGCTACATGGTTTGGCATCGCTTATCAGTCGCTCAAGTTCCAGATAGGTATCTTCAGTGATGCCCTGGTCCTGCACGCCGATATCCAGGCGAAACGTGCCCGGTGTTTCTCCGGTCTGCCACCACTCAATAATGCGGATCAGGAATCCGAACGGTTCCACCACCCGCCGCACGGCACTGGTGGTTCCTTTATGCTGATGAATATAAAAAGCATCCTTCACTACCTGGCGTTTGACGCTTTCTGTCCAGCCCTCGTCCCAGCGATCCACAGAGAACGCCCAGGCGAGATAAGGCAGGAAGCTGACCGGACAGGTAGCCGGATTCCACAAGTCACGCAGGGGCACCTGCAAATCAGAAATCCCGCTACAGGTTTGCGCCAGTCGGCGCTCCAGTGAAGTTGAACCCGGTGGCAGCAGACTATTCATCCGTTCCTCCGTTGGTTACGCTCCACTGCGTACATGATGCCGCCTGTGTTTTGTTCAGGACCACATCCGCCAGCGGAGAAGCCAGTTCCACACGTTGAACACCCTCAACATGCAGAGCAGCAAAGATGGCGCTACGGCGAATATCCCGACCAAGCCTCGTCTGGCTGGCAATGTACTTCTGCAGACTGGCTTTTGCCGCTGCCATTACCGGCTCTGCTTCCGGTCCCGGATAGAGAAAAATGGTGGCTTCCACGCGATACGGGATGATTTCTGCGCTGCGAACCGTAAGACGGTCAGCCACCGGGCGGACGTTCTCACTGTTCAGAGCTTTTTCCACCACGTCCAGCAGGTCTTTTTCTGCAGTTCCATCGCCTTCGCGGCTAAGGACAGTCAGCACCACCTCTGCAGGTGCCGGGCTGGTTGCACTGGCATCCGCCACCCGACCGTCGGCGCTTCGGGCATGAAATTCATAAGCTGCAGTTGGCCCCGCAACAGAAAGCCCTTCAAAGGCTGCAGGCACACGCAGGCGCAACGCTTCATCGCTTTCCATCACAGCTGCAACGGGCGGCACAGCATCATTATCAGCAGGCGTCACCGTCAGGCGTGTCACGTTGTAGTTGGCAGCGAGCTGGTCAAGATCGCCGCCCATCGCGTAAGCCACCATCACCGCCTGCGCGGCTTCGTTAATGCGCTGGCGCAGAAGCAACTCACGGTAAGCGTTCTCCTGCAACAATTTAGTGGCGGGTTCAGATTCCAGTTCCAGCGTGCGGATCACTGCTTCCTGCTCATCTTTCGGATGAAGCGCCACAAATTCTGCCTTGCGTTCGGCAAGCAGCGTCTCAAAGTCCGGCACATCCACAATCTGCGGTGCAGGCAACTGCGAAAGGTCAATCACTGCCATTCTCTGCTCCTGTTGATACGGAAAGGGACACAGGTACACCGTTATTCCGCCGCCCGGTCAGCTCCACCACCATTGAACCGTCAAAATTGCTGTTGATGGTGATGGAATCCAGCGTCAACCGTGGCTCCCAGCGACTCAGCGCCACATACACTGCCGACATGACCTGCAGGCGTAATGCCGGATTTTGTGGCTGATCTATCAGTGCCGACAGCAGGGAACCATATTCCCGGCGGGCAATACGGCTACCCTGCGGTGTCAGCAGAATGTCCCGCACCGACTGGCGCAGATGATCAATATCAGTAATGACTTTGCCGCTGGTATTGTTCATCCCGCTATAAAGCGTCATACCGGGCCTCCGGTTGTATCGCCGCCTTTCAGGACGCCAGTATGCTGATGCGCATCAACCACGATCCCGTTAGAACTCATCGCTCCGCCGCCCTGGGTAACGCCACCATTGATCACCACTTCGCTGTTAATGCGCGTGCGGTCAGCCTCCAGTACAAACTCACTGGTTTTCATGGTGATGTTGTCAGCAGCCTCAATGACCATTGATTTGATGCCCCTGACATACCAGCGCCCGGTGGCGGGTTCGTATTCAAACCAGCCACCGTCAGGATGTTCTGTCACGCAGGCGTCCGCCGACGTCGACGGTGGCGCGAACTGATTCGAATAGACAGCGGGCAGCGCAAAGGCGGTTTCCAGATTGCCGCCCAGACTCAGCAGCACCACCTGCTCACCTTCCGATGGTCGCCACCATGTACGGGCATTCCCGGCACGCAGCGTCAGCCAGCTGATCCAGTTGGTTTCAAGCTCGCCCGTTTTCACCCGGCAAAGCCAGTTTTCCCTGTCCACTTCGGTGACTACCCCTGTGCGGATCAGGTTGGTGATAAGGCGCATGATTTCGGTTAATTGTGCGTTCATAGGGAAAGGTTGCCATCAGGGGAAGAAAGGCGGCAGTGCTGCAACTTGTATCAGTGCTGATACAAAGATCACCCCGCCAGCCATTGCAGAATCATGTCGCGGGTCATTGCCTCAACATCATCATTTACACCCAGAAGGCGACGCTCTGCGTAACGCACCTCCGGTCCCTTACGACTGACGCGATCTCGCAGGCCGTAATGGTGAACGCGGGCAATGCGCTGCACCTTGCCTTCAAACTGCACGCTGGCAGAGTCGGTGCTGGCGGCAGTTTTCAGGTATTTTGTGGTGCGCAGCTTTGCAAACATCTGACGTTTGATACGGCCTTTTTTACTGCGTGCTGTTACCCGTCGCGGTTCATAGCTGCTGCCGTCAGGGTTGCGCTGCATCCTGATATTCTGCTGCTGTGTCCGGCGAAGTTCCTGCGCCAGCTGGCGCATCATGCGGCTTCTCGAGGCTGGTTCCAGATTCGCCAGCAAGGCACTCAGCCAGTCGTCCACCTTCTGCAGTTCAGCCACGTTTCACCGTCCACATTTCTTCAGGTGCATCAGGTTCCGCTATAGCTTCAACGCTCGACACACTGCCGTCAGTGCTGACCAGCACACGTTCCGTCAGTTGCAGGTTCAGGCTGATATCACAGACATCGTTGCGCAGAATATCCACCTCAAAGGTGAATAGCTTTTCCCGTAACGCCGGGTTATTGATGGCATCGGGCTGGTTATCCCTCAGCCACAGCAAAACCGGGGCCATCAGCAGATTCTGGTCGCCGCTGAAATCCTCAATCACCGCGTTCAGTGTGTAACGGTACTCCCACGACATGGAGCTGGCCCCCGTGGCAACCAGCGAACCGTTATCCACAAACAGATGCAGTTTGTCCGGGTTATTGCGGACATAAGGCACCGCTTTATTGAGGGCGTGGCGCAGGGATTGTGGTTTGTTCACTGTTTCGCTCCTGACACGCAATAATCATGTCCACTTTGTCTGCACAGACCGCCCAGGCGGCCTCCGTTTCATCCAGCAACGCGTTCAGATCACCGTTAGTGCGCGGCGTTGCCTGATCCAGCCGACACGGCGTCACTCGCGGACAACCACTGACGGTAAGCCATACCTCCGGTGAGTGCCGGACGTTTCCGCAGCCGGATAATGTCAGCAGGCAAAGGAGCATCAGCCCAGCGGCGTAAATCCTCGTTCTCACGTTTCAGTTCCTCGATCCGGTGTTGTCGTTGTCTCAGCAGCGTGCTGGTCTGTTCTGCTTCGGCATAGAGCCGCGCCTGCTCCCGGTTATTGGTTTCAGTCAGAATGGACAGGCTGATAAGCTGGCTATTGCTCTTTGCCAGTGCCTGGCTTTTGCTCTGCAGCTCGTCTGCCTGCGTGCTGATGGTCTGGCTGGCATCAGCCAGCCGCCACGTCTGCCAGCCCAGCGCCGCCAGTAATAACGTCAGCACAACCAGCAGCAACCGGTTCATGCTGCTACCTGTTGCGCCATCTGATTACGGGTGATCCAGAAGGCAATAACGGTCAATAGATAAAAGACCAGGGTAATAGCCCACCCCGTCCAGGCGAGACTTACGACAATCAGCAATCGCATCACCCAGCTGATAAATACATTTTCTTTTCGGGTAATGGTCTTCAGCAAAGATGCCCTCAACTCCTGCCAGAGCGGGCCATTCTTAATTAACGCAGCCAGTGCTACCGGAATTACCGCCCATGTCAGTAAACAGGCTACCCAAACGCCGGACGCTGCCAGTACCGGAAAAATCCCCTGGGGATACACCATTGCTGTGATTAACAGCGCCATCCATAACATCAGAAACAGCCCGCTGATTAATTTCTTTTTCATTTCAGTTTGCTCCCTGTAAACACCAGGCCATCTCCCGCGCACGGCGGTTATCCAGCCCCTGATTAAACACACCTTTCACATAAACCCAGCGCGGCAACTGTCGGCACGCATCCGCCCAGCGCCGCTGATTGAGTAATTTCACCAGCGTGGAACTGCAAGCATTGCCCGTTCCCACGTTGAAGGCAAACGACACCGCAGCGTCATATACCTTCTGCGGCGGCTGTTGTTTCACACACCTTTCCAGCGCCCGCTCCACACGCAGCACGTTGGAAATCAGTCCTTCTGCTGCCTGTCGTTCCGTAATGGTTTTGCCGGGAATGACGCCTGACGTGTTACCAATGCCGTCGGTCCAGACGCCCGCGCTGCACTGATACGGCTGCAGACGACAGCCTTCGTAATCGGCAATCAGTTTCAGCCCCTCCACGGAGGTGTGAAGCTGCTGAAACCCCGGCAGCGTGGCAGCAATAGCCAGCACGGCCCCGACAAGGCAGCGTTTAACGATTGATGGATTCATAGTCCTCCCGCGAGATCTGCCCGTCGCGCAGAAGCTGGTAGGCTTTGTGTTTGTAGTACCAGTTGATAGCCAGCATCAGCACACCAATCATCAGGCCGCCCAGCGTTGAGGCATCCTTGATGGACAAATCGCCCAGCCAGGCCAGCACAACGGCGATGCAGTACGTGATAAAGGCGCTGATTCGCTCAAGCGTCATAATTCAGTCCCATAGCTGGACGGTCTGCACGGTGGTGGTGGTCGGAATGTCCGGCAGCTCCACCTGCAGCCCGTGAGGTAAAAAGGGGCCATATTCGGCAAGCCCCGGATTTGCCTTCAGTACCTGCTCCGTGACACCCTGCGTGCGCCCGTAATGACGCCAGCAAAGCGCGTCCACCGTGTCATACTGATGCGCACGCACTTTCATCAGATAAGCTCCACTGTGCAGTGCGGCGCATCCTGCACCCGGCTGATGGCCCAGCGGGCATCACGCCACAAATCACCGCTGGATTCCGCCAGTTCCTCGCCTCGCTTCACACCGGATGCCGTGGCGTCATAGTCCTGGTATCGTTCGTTGAGCATGGCGCGTGCCCAGCAGTAAACCGCGTTGAAATAGTGCTGAATGCGCTCACTTTTGCCGTCCAGCTGTTCCGCCGGAACCTCAGCCAGCGACACATACCCCAGCATCTGCTGACGTCTGCGAAACTCATACAGCTCTGCGTTGACCTCCGAAATTGCCGACAGCGCAACCTGCTTTAAACGCGGCTGCGTCACCGTGCCGTCAGTGCGCATGACACTGCGAAACTCCGACAGGTCCACATCAGGCCAGAACGGCGTATTTCTGATGATTTCCGCCTGTTCCGGTGCCTGTTCTGGCGCAACAAACTTCATGCTGCTTTCTCCTGAAATAGAGGGCGGTGGACGGGGTTTTGATGTGGCAGTGCCTTTCGCCACCCCGTGCCGCCCGTGCGCGGGGGCACGTTCTGTCAGCGGCTGTCATTGCGCAGTCTGCGCTCCAGCTGCTGTTTGTCTTTTTTCACGCCACAGCGGGGATCAAGCTGTAACGCATGGTTGAGATGATTAAGGGCGGAAGCCGGATTGCTTTCACTCAGGACAGCGCCAATCGCTTTATGCAGACGCGCCCGTGACTGGTCCGGCATATCCAGACCGTCTGTCAGCTCCAGCGTCTGCAACAACAGATCGGCATCAAAGCCGGTGGCGGCAAACATTGCGCTCTGCGCGGCGTCTGCCATTTCCTCTGCCAGCACGGTCTGCACGTTGCGGTTACCCAGCGGCATCACCCAGCCATGACGCAGAGCATGACGCCCGATCTCCAGCGCCCCGGCATAATCTCCGGCATCAATGCGCCACAGCATCACGTACATCAGCACGTCATCCTGTTGAGCGCCTCCGGCAGCCAGGACACCCTCTGCCCAGGCGGCGTACTTCGGCAGCAGCTCCACCTTGATTTCCGCTTTTTTGACCGTGGACTGAACGCCCTTGAGACGGCGGCGGTCTTCCGCCAGTTGCAGCAGCATCAGGTCATAGCCCGATGCGTGGCGAACACTGCCGCCCTCGCGGGCGGCCTGTTCAGCCTGAACGCGCAGGCGATGCTGCCGTGCGGGACTCAGGCTCATGGATTACGCTCCGGTTTCGGCTGCGACGGCGCTGAAATCACCAATCTGGATGTTTTCCACCAGTGCGGCGCAGCGGTAGTCCTCAACCACATAGGCTTCATTAACGGATTCAAAGTTTTCAATCCGGTCACGTTTCGGGTTGTCGATAACTGAACGGCGGCGGGTGTCTTCCTGCCAGTAGATCGACAGGTTATCCAGACGGGTGATCAGCAGCGCATTCGGCGGGAAGAACGGCGCACGCACGGCCTGCAGGCCACCCATGCGTTTCTGGCTGATGATCATATCGGCAGCCAGTTTTTCACTGTTTTCCTGCTCTTTGTTGACCAGCGGGAAATACTTGTCAGACAACAGTTCACGACCGCAAATCACCACCAGATCGTCATCGTCCTGGTAAACCACGTCGATAAGCTCATTGACGGCATCCATCACCACAGCGTCCAGGTTGGCATATTCGCCACCTTTCCCGACTTTCACCGCACCCGGAGTGGTTTCACCGCCCGTGGTGGTGCTGCCCATGACGTGATCCGGTGCATCCTCACGGATTTTCTGCAGCCAGCCTTTGTTCACATCCTGCAGCAGCGGGTTTTCGCTACGGTTGGAGGTTTTCGCACGCTTCACGCCGTTAAAGCCGATCATGATGCGGTCCAGTGCCTGACGTTTCACGATGGCGTCACGGATGCGCACCTGGAAATCCTGAAACTTCGCCCACAGATCCAGCTTCGCGTAGGTCAGCACCGTGTCAAAGTTGGTCTGCTCGCATTTATATTCCACATCGACCATCAGGGTCGGATCGACGGGTTCACGCTCTTTCGCGGTGGTGTCAGTGGTTCCGGCAATGGTGCTGCCAACACCCAGCCCCAGCAGCTGACCGGACTGCTCAGTCACTGGCGTGACGTTAATCAGCGTCAGGAAAGCGGCGGACTGCTGGATCTGGTCCTCCAGCGTCTGCTGCACAGACGGCTCCACAGTGAATTTGCTGGACAGTTCTTCAACTGCCACACCGTTCAGACGCGCCAGCTGCTGCAGGTAAGCGTTAAAAGCAAAGCGGGTATTCTTCTTCATCGGGTTTTGTGCTCCATCAGCAATTGGTCAGAGTGTCAGCGGGGGCGTTACCGCCTGTTGCACGCTGGCGGTAGTCCTGGCGGCTGTCTTCATGACTCAGCTTATTCACCAGTTCGTTAAAGGCGGTCTGCTGTGCCTGCAGGGCAGTCTCCAGCTCAGACAGACGTTCTTCCTGCTCAGACAGGGATTTTTCGGTGCGTGCGCTCAGGTTCTGCTGCTCAGTGGCGACCAGCTCCACGGCCTTATGCACATCAGAGAACCGGGCGTCATCGGACTGCTCTTTTTTGGTAAACAGCGCCGTGACGCGGGCAAACAGGGACGGTTTGTCGTCCTGGACTTCTTCCAGTTCGATCACCGTTTCCTCTGCGGCGGTAAAGAGATTGGCGGGATTCTGCTTGCGGTTTGCCAGCGGGTTATGGGCTGCACTGGCGCTGAATGTCAGCATTTCAGTGCCCAGACTGGCAGGGTCATCAGTGGCAGCCAGGCCGACCAGGTAGGCTTTGCCCGTATCAGCGAACTTCGGGCTGACTTCCATAGAGGTGAATAATTTCTGGCCTTTTTTCACCAGCTCCACCAGGGACTCCGTTGGCTCAACGTCGGCATACAGCGCCATCTTGCCTGCCAGCGGACCTTCCGTGATTTCTTCAGCAAACAGCGCCGTCACCTTGCCGTAGCGGTTAAAGGTGCTGTCCGGCAGATAAGACTTGATGTGCTCAAGGTTAATCAGCGCGGTATACACCGCCGGGTTATAGCTGGCTGCCATCTGTTCCAGCCATTCACGCTGGATTTCGCGTCCGTCGGTGGTGGCACCTTCCACCCCGATGCGAAAACGCTTTGCTTTCACTGTCATGAGCCGTGCTCCGTTAGAAAAAACTTACTGGAGCCTTATGGTTGCGGTGATAGGGGCAGTGAAACAATGCGCGGTATTTGTACCGACAACCACACAAACCGCAGGCGGGGAAAGCCTTCATTCAAGGCTGTAGGTTTGTGCCATGAACACCACACTGACACCCGCAGATCTCGATCCCCGTCGGCAGGCCATGCTGCTGTACTTTCAGGGATACCGCGTAGCCCGCATTGCTGAAATGCTGGGCGAGAAAGTTGCAACCGTTCACAGCTGGAAAAAACGCGACAAGTGGGGTGACTATGGGCCTCTGGATCAGATGCAGCTCACCACCGCCGCACGCTACTGCCAGCTCATCATGAAGGAGCACAAAGAAGGGAAAGATTTCAAAGAGATTGACCTGCTGGCGCGCCAGTCTGAGCGCCACGCGCGGATCGGTAAGTTTAACAATGGCGGCAACGAAGCCGACTTAAACCCTAACGTCGCCAACCGCAACAAAGGCCCACGCCGTCAGCCTGAAAAGAATGTTTTCACCGATGACCAGATTGAGAAGCTGGAAGAAATTTTCCATTCCTCCATGTTCAACTACCAGCGCCACTGGTGGGAAGCCGGAAAAACCAACCGCATCCGCAACCTGCTGAAGTCACGCCAGATCGGCGCGACCTTCTATTTTGCCCGTGAAGCCCTGATTGACGCCCTGCTTACCGGACGTAACCAGATTTTCCTTTCTGCCAGTAAGGCACAGGCCCACGTCTTCAAACAGTACATCATCGACTTTGCCAAAGAAGTGGAGGTGGAGCTGAAAGGCGATCCGATGGTGCTTCCCAACGGGGCCACACTGTATTTCCTCGGCACCAATGCCCGCACTGCCCAGAGTTATCACGGCAACCTGTATCTGGATGAATATTTCTGGATACCGAAATTCCAGGAGCTGCGCAAAGTGGCTTCCGGTATGGCTATTCACAAGAAATGGCGACAGACCTATTTTTCCACGCCATCCAGCCTGACCCACAGTGCTTATCCGTTCTGGTCCGGTGCGCTGTTCAACCGTGGGCGCAACAAAGCCGATAAGGTGGACATCGACCTGTCCCACAGCAATCTGGCTCCCGGCCTGCTGTGTGCAGACGGGCAATACCGCCAGATAGTCACCGTGGAAGATGCGGTGCGCGGCGGCTGTAACCTGTTCGACCTGGACCAGTTGCGCATGGAATACAGCCCGGACGAATACCAGAACCTGCTGATGTGTGAGTTCGTGGACGATCTCGCGTCCGTGTTCCCGCTCAGCGAGCTGCAGGCGTGCATGGTGGACAGTTGGGAAGTCTGGACCGACTTTCATGCTCTGGCCCTGCGCCCGTTTGGCTGGCGCGAAGTGTGGATCGGTTATGACCCGGCAAAAGGTACGCAGAACGGCGACAGCGCCGGATGCGTGGTGGTGGCACCGCCAGCCGTGCCAGGCGGTAAGTTTCGCATTCTTGAACGTCACCAGTGGCGCGGGATGGACTTCCGCGCCCAGGCTGACGCCATCAAAAAACTGACCGAACAGTACAACGTGACCTATATCGGTATCGACTCGACCGGCGTTGGTCACGGGGTTTATGAGAACGTGAAAGCGTTCTTTCCTGCTGTCCGGGAGTTTGTCTATAACCCCAATGTTAAAAACGCCCTGGTACTCAAGGCCTACGACATTATCAGCCACCGCCGTCTGGAGTTTGACGCCGGGCACACCGACATTGCGCAGTCATTCATGGCAATCCGTCGCGCCACCACCGCCAGCGGCAACCGCCCGACCTATGAAGCCAGCCGCAGCGAAGAAGCCAGCCACGCCGATCTGGCCTGGGCAACGATGCACGCACTGTTTAACGAACCGCTGCAGGGCGAATCCGCCAATACCAGCAATATTGTGGAGATTTTTTGATGGGAAAGAGTAAGAAAAACCGCGCTGCGGCGACGAATCAGCTCAAGCATAAAAGCCAGACTTCAGCCGAAGCATTCAGCTTTGGCGATCCCGTTCCTGTTCTGGACCGCCGTGAACTGCTGGACTATGTGGAATGCGTACAGATGGATCGCTGGTATGAGCCGCCCGTCAGCTTTGACGGACTGGCACGAACCTTCCGCGCCGCCGTGCATCACAGCTCACCAATTGCGGTGAAATGCAACATTCTGACCAGTACCTACATCCCTCACCCGCTGCTCAGCCAGCAGGCTTTTTCACGTTTTGTGCAGGACTATCTGGTATTTGGTAACGCCTACCTGGAGAAACGCACGAACCGCTTCGGTGAAGTTATAGCCCTTGAGCCTGCTCTGGCAAAATACACCCGACGCGGGTTAGACCTGGATACCTACTGGTTTATGCAATACGGTATGACAACCCAGCCGTATCAGTTCACGAAAGGCAGCATTTTTCATCTGATGGAACCGGATATTAATCAGGAGATCTACGGCCTGCCCGGCTATCTTTCTGCCATCCCATCCGCTTTGCTCAACGAGTCCGCCACGCTGTTCCGCCGCAAGTATTACATTAACGGCAGTCATGCAGGCTTCATCATGTACATGACCGATGCGGCGCAGAACCAGGAGGATGTGAACAACCTCCGCAACGCGATGAAAAGCGCCAAAGGTCCTGGTAACTTCCGTAACCTGTTTATGTACTCGCCTAACGGTAAAAAGGACGGGCTTCAGATTATCCCGTTGTCAGAAGTGGCGGCGAAGGATGAGTTCCTGAATATCAAGAACGTGAGCCGGGACGACATGATGGCGGCGCACCGCGTACCACCGCAAATGATGGGGATTATACCTAATAATGTTGGAGGATTTGGGGATGTGGAAAAGGCTAGCTGTGTGTTTGTGAGGAATGAGCTAATACCATTACAGGAAAGAATAAAAGGATTAAATAGTTGGTCTAATGAGAATATAATCCAATTCAAACCGTATACACTTGAATTCTAAGATAATGGCGCCTACATAGGCGCCATTATCTATAATAAAGACATGAATTAATTTGGCAACTCCAAATCATCCTTTAGATCTTTGATATCTTGATGTTGCAACCATATTAGGAAGCCTTTATCAACAACATTCAGTTTCCTATTTGTTTGGTCATAATCCAAAATAATAGGCATTATATTTTTCTTTATTTGCAAAGACGCCGTTGATTGTAACGACTGAGTAACATTACCCAGGTTTAACTTCTCCCCTCTTGGATGTACACTTTGTAATATTGCCCTTATATCTTTAAATTTCAAACCTAATTCAAGTTCACTAATGGTTGATGAAAGGACAGGATATAAAATCCATTTATGCATTTGAAGTTCAGTATCTTGAAATCCATCTGAAAAATTAATAAGGAAAGAATTGTAACGAGCCGATTGGTCATTAACAATTTTTGCAATGATATCCTTTCCATCCAAACCAGCTCCAATAGTTCTTTTTGTTTGCTGAGTCTCTGATATTCCGCATTCAATACACGCACGCCTACATGCTTCTTGCACTAAATAAATACTATTGAGACAGTGTGTTACTACATCTGCTTTGAAAGTTGGATCAAAATCAATGTTAAGGAGTAAACCTCCTTTATCAATTGCCATCTCCAGTTCAGAATCTTGCCATTTGTCTGCGTTAACAGAAATAATCCTGCCAGTTAAGTCACCATTGTAAACAATGAGCCGATTATCTTCTAGCCAAACTCCAACAATTACAAAAATAATGCTTGATGTTTCATGAAAGGCTTTTAATGCGATCGAAAAATCTCTTTGAGTTTCGAAAGGCATATAATGAAAATCCTCAAGAACGATAATCTTCTTGAAATTTATAGATTTTAAAGCCGCTATAACATCATTAACATCATCAACATCAATTTCTAAAGGCGCGGTTACTTGTTCATGAGATTTCGTATCTTCGATCTCGCCTCCGGCACTCGCCACAAAACCCAAAATAGAAGTTTTTATTGATGCGATTATTTTATTTTTCCCCGTAATACCTTTCTTGGTAGACTGAGTTATTTCGAATCCAGCTCTTTTTAAAATACTTGCATTCAATTCAGATACATCAGAACGATTCGAACACTGCACCAAAATATAATCATCAGAATTAATACAGTGTTTTCTTACGCAAGTCTTACCCTGCTTTGAACTGCCGTAAATAACAATATGTTTCTTTGCTTGTAATTCCTGTTTAAGTTTGAAATCTACATCAGGTCTTTCAATGTAATTAAGTGGCAAATCTCTTGAGAGCCCAAAGATATCATTCGTATCAAAAATTTCCATTTTAATATTCTCAACGTTCAGAATTTGCTACTAAACATATAATGCTCCGCGTTTTTTTGCAACTTGTCTCGAATATTTATATGAGATTGTTCTCATATAAATTAACCAGCGCGCGCTCGTATCCCCGCCACGCCTGCCCGCTTTATGTAGTAGTTTTCATGCAGGTGCATGATCTACGCGAAAGCCCGCCAGTTCTGGCGGGCCCTAGCAAAAACGATCCTCAAACGATCATGCGATCTCATGCAGCATAGTCATGCACGATCATTTGACTCAGCATCTGCTGCACGCTTGCTGCGCGAAGATGCACTTTTACTATCAATCTTTCGACAGTTCTTTCTATCCCTGGCTTCATTTTCTTTAAATTTGTTATATGTCTCAGTATCAAAAAACGAAATTGTTTCAACCTCATCTTTTGGTATGAGCACACGGAAATCTTCGATATTAAGCCGAGACATTCCACTTATCACACCACTATCAAGATAATGTTGGTGATAGTTAGTCGTGATACTAATCGTTAGATCATCTTTATCCCGATATCCGCTTAACATCGGGAGAAGTTCAAGGTGCTCTGAAAGCCCGTTTTCTAACGCCGGACAAGTAACAAGACCAACATAGATTTTGCGAGACGACAGAGTTGCTATGATCGGAAACTGTCTTGCGGACGCTTCCATGAGTAATGATTCGAAAGCGTTATTACCCACAGCTTTAGCTAAGGCATCCCAGCGACGATCTCCACGTGATGTGCGTAACTTATTTCCAAAACCTGAAATCGCAGCGAGGACAATTGAAATCATAACCCATGCTATCTGTTTGATTTCATTTATTCTTTGAAGTTTGTCTTTCGATGAAGACAACATGCCATTAAAACTGTCAGGTGTTAGATTCAAGGCATTAGCCAGCCAACGAAACCCTCCGCTGACGTTCAAAATAAAGGTGAAAAAACCGCCAAGGAGAAAAAAAACGATACCCCAGGCAGCCACAAAAAAATAAGCGTCCCAGCCGTTGGAACGCTTATATCGGTATCTTGTTGAAAGTGATAGGTTTACATAAATAAAACCACTAACCAAAATCACTGCTAAAAGTAATGTTGCCATTATCTGGTTCTATTAGTTTTCTCTTTTACAGTGCTCGTTTTGATGCCTTCAAGCTTATCCATCTGTGCCTTGATGGCATCCATTGCTCTTTTGTTAGACAAGTCTACGGACACAAAACCATCTTTACTAAGATTGAGTTTGTCCTGGTTCTCTTTAAGAACCCTTGCCAGACGTTCAACTGGGTTACCCAGGCTAAATGCGGCGATGCTTGACATAACTCCCCCTTTTCACATGGCGCGGAAGTCTACACTCCGACGCCTACAACCTCAACAGATTATCTTTAAAATTTAGACAACAATATCATCTGTTGATTGCGTTACTTAAACTTAAGTTCAATGCGCTCGATCATGCAAGCTGTTTCTTAAGAACTGTTAATTTCCTGGCATATATAGTGGTTAAGGTAACAAATTGACACTAACGCCTCGCATAGCTCGTTGTTCAACCTTGCTGACGCCAGAAGCAAGTTCAGACGCCAGCAACGTTTCTTAATGCAGCCAGCTGTCGTCTTCCCACACCTTCTGCATAATTTTCATCACTTGTTTTCTTTCTTCGTCCAGTTGCAATCCGGTCAGTTCCACACCGTTAGAGCTACCTTTGCGGATACGAATTACCGTTTTGGGATACAGAGGACGCAGATTGCGGTAAAGCTCGGATTCAAGGGCGTCCAGGGTAGACTGGCTAATCTTCTGCTCTTTATCGATCATTATTTCAATGCGCATAAAAAGTCACCTCAACTGATGACATCCATTGAGCGGTTGTATTCGTGGGTTCTGATTTTTGCCATGAGTTCATCTGTTAGTTCAGAAACCCACTGCAAAGCCAGCCCCTTCTCTTCATCACTACACTCACTAGCCGCTACAAGCTTAAGAAAAAAATCAATGCGCTGGAGCTTCAAAGACTCCAAAAAATAGTCCTGCATCTTTCCTCCTATGACACCAAAGCAATACTGTAAATATAACCACTGTTTATATTTACAGTATATAATAATCTTACTGATGTAAAACGTTTTTTACGTTCATCAGCCTGATATGCCTGGTATTATTAAGAGCACGAATTGTTAACCCGCGTAATTAATACAGGTTTCGCCACTTATCATCTTCCTGCAAACGCTGGTTCCGATAGAAGATACGCAGGCCTGCTCCTGACGGAATACTGCCGCCGCGAAGGAGTAAATCGACCTCTTTCTCGCTACCATCAAATCCTCTGGACTTCAGCTCATAGACGAGCTGCAGTCGCTGATGGTCTGTAATTCGCTGTTTGTAGTCTTTACGCCGTTTCGGTTTAACCAGGCGTAACCTTGCTGCCAGTTCCCGGCGCTCTTTTTTGCTCATACTGTGCAGGTAATCGTGCAACTGCTTGTCATCCATGCGGGTAATGTCCGTTCTGGTGCCCCCATCAGCTGATTTATCTTTCTCCTGTTGGTTCAAATTTTCAGCAAGGGGACAGTTATTGCCACGAGTCCAAGGGGCGCAAGCGCCCTGGTCGGCTGCCGCCTCCTGAACGTCAACGGCCTTACGAACCATTTTCCACTTCACGGCATGAGTGCAGATTTTGCCCTCTGTAATGGGTGACCAGATGCCATAAATACGAATGCCGTGATCGCCATAGGCGGTCGGCTCTTCGTTGATTTCATAAGCGGTTCTGATGAGGTGATATTTACGGGGAACCAGTACGCCGCCCTGCTTCATGATGTAGGTGGCAAAACAACCAGCATCAGCTGCAGCCAGAATGGCATCAAGGCGCGGGTTATCCAGTACCGGCGCACCTGCTTTTTTGTCACCCTGTTGCCTTGCCGCCTGACCAGCCAGCAATCGCAGTTCACGGTAAGCCTGACGCCCCGGAATGCCAAAGAAGCGGAATTGCTGAACACGATGCAGAGACGCCCAGGCATTAACGTATTCAGCGTTATCACGCAGAGATTTACCCGTTTCCTTGCTGATCTCGCCAGCCAGACCACGCCCGTCAATGTTCTTACTGATGTATTTCGCGATGTAGCTAGTCGGCGTTCCTTTGCGCGGGTTTATCAGCTCAGACTTAAAGCGTGGCCCCGTGTTATTACCCAACTCCTCGCGGTCTTCACGGATAGCAAACTTACGCAACAATGCAGTAATGGCGCGGCGGTCTTTTTTGCGCATGAAACACAACAGGTGCCAGTGAACTGTGCCGTCATGATGCGGCTCAGCCACCCGCACGCCATACCAGCGCAACCCGGCTTTGTGCATCGCCTTACGAAATGCAGCAAACATGCCGACCAGATAATCACTGCTTTGTCTTACCGTCGCATTTGTCCAGGTCGGGTTGGGCCTGCCGTTATTTAGCGTGGAATGGAAACGTGACGGACAGGTGATGGTGTAGAAAACGGCGCAGTCACCGCGCATTTCCGCGATAAGCTCCAGACCTTTAACACAGGCCATCATCTCATTGCGGCGATGCGCAGGGTTGCTGCTGCTGGCGTTTACCACATCCTCCATGTCCAGCGTGTCGCCGTCTTCGTTCACCAGTTCATGAGAACGGAAAAACTCCAGCGACTTACGGCGCTGCTCACGTTTATGCATCACGGCTTCATAGCTGACATAGGGAGATGCTTTTTTGCTGACCAGGCAAACAGCACGCAACTGCTCTTCCCGCCATTCGCAACGCATCTTCCACAATTTCCGATACCACCAGTCGGCGCACAGCATACGCGCCAGCGACCCCGGAATGAGTTCATAGGGCACGGGTTTACGGCGGTTTCTTTTCCGGCGGAGTTGCTCAAACGCAGGCGGTATGACATCCAGTCGCAGGGTTTCCGCCGCCACCTTTTCCCATGTCTTGCGGATTTCTTCTGGCTTAACGTCATCGGTGGCATACAAATCGCCACAAGCGGCATCAAGGCACATGCTCATATGCGCAGCTACCAGGGTGGACAGGCGTTTCACCTGATCCTGACTCATTTCAGGCAGTATCAGCAGACCGTCCAGCCCTTCATGGCTTGCCATAAAGCGAAAAGAAGTGGATAGCTGACTGTCGCGTACATGCTCCAGTCGTTCCAGACATGGCTTAATCGTCTCACGCAAATAGCGGGAATAAGCCTTTGGCCTGCCCAGGCTGCTGAAGTATTCAATACGTTGCATCAGCGGCTTGCTGATATGGGAAGGCTGGGCGTTGACGTCCGCCAGAATGACCATATCCGGATTAAAACGCTGCTGCTCATGCGCCAGCTTTGCCCGACTAATGAGCTTATCCTGTTCCATTTCGCGCTGGACAGGATCACGGGATTCATTAAAGAAATAACGCTCCCAGACCTGATCACTCAGCGCCTCACGGCGCAGCTGTTCCTGCTCGTTATCGGCAGCGTACAGAGTGATCAGCTTTGAAAGCGCAGAAACCGGCGCAACTTCCGCCGGGTCCAGATAAGGGTTAATGGCCTTTTTCGGGCTGTTCCATGAGAATGCTACGGCGACCTCGTTAAAGCCGCTGCAGTTGTTCATATCAGCATGGCTCATGCACGCACTCCGTACACGGCAGAACTGTCCACGCCACGCGAAGGATCAAATCCCACCCAGCAGCGCGGCCCGGAAACAGCGATGATTTCTGTTGCAGATTTACTCTCACCAGCTGCCACACCGATGCTGCGTTTTGCCTTGATGTAGTGGTGGGTAAAATTGCGATACAGCGAACGGATCAGGGATGTGTCACTGTTAGAAACAATGACCGGATGTCCTTCTGATGACCGATGTTCAAGAACGGATGCCAGGTGATACTGGTCATCTTCAGTGAAACCATCAGTGTGATAGCCGGAAAACGTACCGTCATACGGCGGATCGCAATACACCACATCCCCCACCTGCAGCATCGCCAGCGTTTCATCAAAGCTTGCGCAGATAAACGTTGCCCGCTGGGCTTTCTCTGCAAATGTGCGAATTTCTTTTTCAGGGAAATACGGATTTTTATAATTACCGTACGGAATGTTGAAATGCCCGCTCTTGTTATAGCGACATAAACCACGGTAACCGTGACGATTGAGATACAGGAAATATACCGCTTTCATGAAATCAGTAATTTCAGTTGAGTAATTAAACTCCTGCCTTATGTTGTAATAAGCCACCTCCCTGTTTGCTTCCTTAAATAAAACTCTGGCGCGAGATATAAACGATTCACAATCAGCGGCAACCTTTTTATAGAGGTTGATTAAATCAGGATTAATATCCGCAACCAGATAGCTTGGATAATCCGTCGCCATCATCACAGCACAGGAACCCGCGAAAGGTTCAACCAGTCGCGGGCCAGCAGGAAGGTGTTTTTTCAGTTCGGACATAATTGCGGTTTTATTTCCCGCCCATTTCAGGATGGTGCTCATACAGCACCTCCGTTGTAATGTTTGCCTTTCAGCTCTGCGATTTCCTGACAGGTAATGCAAAGCTGCACACCTGGAATGGCGCGGCGGCGTGCTGGCGGAATTGGCGCTTCACACTCAATGCAAAGCACGCGGGACACGCCCGGCGTTTTGGCACGGGCAGCACGGATATGGCGCTGGCGTTCTTCTTCAACGCGCTGCTGTACGAGATCCATTGCATCAGCCATTAGTGGATCTCCTGCGCTTCGTTCTGGATTGCTTCAGCAGTTACACGCAGTAGTTCTGCTGCTTCGACGTGGTTTAGCTGGCGGGATGTGATATGACACGCCAGGCTATCAAGGCGAGCTGCCATTGCTTCAGCCCTTGCCCGGCGTTCTTCCAGACGAGCCTCTGTCAGTAAAATATTAAGCCCTGCATCATCCGGTCCGGTTTTAGTCGTGAGGGTTTCAATATTACGCATAATCAATTCTCCTGAATTTAGATAAAGGGATACCCGGCGGGTTTACGCCATTAATTTCATTAGTTGGTTAATTCGGCATGGTTAGCCGTCTGGGAAATAAGCTCACCACTGCACGAAAATGATTCATTGCTTTAATCAACTCCCGCTTTTCGTCAGTGGTCAGCTCATTAATGCTGATGCTATGACGTTCAGCTGGAATTTTTGCCATAAAGAATATAGCAGCCAGTGCCCGTTTATTTTGTTCGTTATTGATATCCCGTGGATCACGCATATCTTTAATAAACCGCTCAAGCTCTGACTCAATATTCAGGCCAAAAACTTTCGCCCTTAGCTCCGCAATGTGATTAAGCCCATTCAGGCGTTCACCGGGGCTTAATGGAACAGTCGCCGCAGCGCCATTAATTGCCATAATTCATATCCCCAAAACGCAACTATCGTTGTTTGTTATTACGGTAACGTTCAAGAGGAGATACATTTTTTCGTATCGTCTCTTTAACCTGCTCTCCCCGTAAAAACGTCCCATCTTTTAGCGTGAAAAAGTAACTGCCATCGCCCGACAACGACGGATAACAACAGAGCAAATCATCTTCAGGTACTGAATAACTCTCCCCTCTGTAACGAAACTGATAAACCACTTCACTTTCCGCTGCATACATTTTGACTTTCTCCGTTTCCTCGTGGTCAATTCAGACAGCAATTCATCTTGTGAATGACATGGATGCCAGCGTTTTCCATCCTCACCCATGATCCAGCCGTGACCGTAGTGCATTGCCGGGCTTTGCTTTACCAGCAGCGATGCAAATGATGGTTCTTTCGCCAGCATAAGTACCTCACAGCAAACCGAATGAAGCACCGAGGCCAGTCACGGTATCAACTGCACTCGCCATCGCAGGGTTAGCCTGTAAACGGGCCTGCAATGAAACAGCAGCCAACGCCATCAGTCGTGTTACAGAGTTAATGCTGCTGATAGCATCACGACGACCTGCACTGGTTTTTACATCGCCAGATACCGCACCTGCAGCAACACGCCCGATCTCTGCGGTTGCACTCATGACGTAATGTGGCAGTTTCTCTTTTGCCACCTCATTAATCGGTACACATGGCAGACAATGAATCTGTGCCAGAAAACCGTCTACCAGCGTTGAATCTTCAGTCAGATCGGTAAGTAGCCAGATATCTGGTGCGGTTAATAAATGAGGTTGAGCTGGGTTCAGCTTGTTCCGCAGAATCTGCACATTCATGCCTGCACGTTCTGCCAGTTGCACCAGGTTGTGGCGCAGTGCGAATGCACGACAGGCTTCATCAAAATGTGGATGTTTGGAAACTTGGTAATCAAACATGGTCGACACCCCTGATGTATCCCAAAATGGAACTAGTTGAATACAACATTGCAATCAGTAAGTGCATCAACGGTAAGAGCAGCAAGGTTGATCATCACCTTTTCTCTTTTCTTGTCTTTCCTAAGGCGATGCCGAGGGATGCGACCGTCAGCCAGCATATCGTTAATTGTGTCGATTGAAAGACCAGTAAGTTCGCTATAACGCTCAATTGTGACATGTGGCGTATTCAGAGTTATTGAAATGTTAGGGGTCATGATGCAACATCTCCTATTGGCTTGTGGTGAGCCGGTTTGAATTGTGACCAGAACTTCACAAAACGGAGATTAGGATCTCATAACGGTTATGTCAACTCAAAAAAACACATTTCGCCATGTTAGCGAGAGTTTAAAAACTTCAATAATGCAAAACCGTGGGGGACAGAAAGTAATTGAGCGTATACTTGTTGCGTATGGTTTTACTTCGCGGCAAGCATTTTGCAATCATCTGGGTATCTCACAAAGCACGATGGCTAACAGGTATGCTCGTGACACATTTCCTGCTGACTGGGTGATAATTTGCAGTATAGAGACCGGCGCATCTATCGACTGGTTGGCATCGGGAATCAGCTGTGAATCATCCTCAGTTTTATTAAATGATGAACGTTTAGCCCATACTAAATCTGATGACCTGGATAGAACTAACTCAATAGTCCAAAAGTTCCCAATCGAGACCAGCATAAATCCTAATAAAGGAGGGAAGGCGGCAATTGATCGCTTAGTCGAAGCCTACGGCTTTAGCACCCGACAAGCCCTAGCAAACCATTTGCAGGTTTCAAAAAGCACTGTTGCAAACAGGTACTTACGAGACACGTTTCCTAGCGATTGGATCATTCAATGCGCTCTTGAAACAGGAACTTCATTACTCTGGCTCACAAACGGCAATGGCCCTAAATTTATCGATAATTCCAGCTCTGTAGCCCAACTTAAACACCAAACAATCATTGACGGTAAATTACATGATGAAGGCTACTTAGCATTTGACAAGACGCTTATACCTTCCGGATTGAAAAAACCGATTGGAGTTACCGCAGAAGGAAAAACCTTTATTGCAGATACAGAATATGATGATGTTTCAGATGGTAGTTGGTTGATTGAGATTGAAGGTAAAGTAAGTTTAAGAAAATTAACAAGAATTCCAGTTGGAAAAGTAAAAATCACATCAGATACAACTGATTTTGTTTGTAAGCTTGAAGACATTACAACCATCGCAAAATGTTGTTGCGTTTTTTCAAAGGAAATTTAAAGGAACATACATGAATTCTGAAAATAAAAAAAATGAAAACAACGATTATGTTGAAAAAGTTAATTGCGAATGGAAAGATCTTTATAATATTTTAAATGAAAATCCGCATAAATTTAATGAAAATGAGCGCGCCTACTTAATCGACTTATTAAAAAAAGGTGAACTTGATAAATTCAGAGAATACTACTGGAAATTAGCTCAGCAAGAAAAAATGAACTACAGCGATAAAGCTGGAGATATTTTTATCAATGAAAACAATAAGATAGATGAATTAATAAAAGAACAAAAACATCTTCGAGAGATAATGCGATCATATACCAAACGTTTATTGGAGGCTGAAGAGTCCAAAGCTACGTTACATCTTCGGAATGAAAATTTAGAAAAACTAAATTCTGAAAAAGAAGCAATTATTGAGCAAGCCGTATCTAGAATAAAGCAACTTGAAGCATCTAACAGCGAATTACAAAGCCGAGTACAACAAGAAAGGATTGATGAGAAAATACCAGGATATGTCGATAGCGTTAAAAGTGAACTAAGTTCAGATGACTTATATTTCATTAAAATGTCGCAAGTATGGGCTTTTACTGGCTGCATTTTCGGGCTACTTGCTGTATGCGCATCATTTTATACACTCTACGCCACAATTGACTTCAACAATGTTAAAGGCTTTGAGCTATTTTATTTTTTTACACGTGGTTTAATTGGTATTTCCATTCTTTCTTGGCTAGCATATATTTGCCTTGGCAACTCTAAAAAATATACCCATGAATCAATTTTGAGAAAAGATAGAAGACATGCACTAATGTTTGGGCAAGTATTCCTGCAAATTTATGGTTCCACGTCAACAAAAGAAGATGCTGTGTTAGTCTTTAAAGACTGGAATATGTCTGGTAACTCTGCATTTTCTGACAAAACAGAACTCCCTCCGGGAATCCAATCTTTATGGGATTCAACCAAAGAAAAACTAAAGCCAAGTACCGCTGAAAAAGCACAGGAGTAAGACCAATATTTATTTCACCCTAAACATACATTGATAACTGTTTAAATATACAGTTAAATTTAGCTCTCTGATATGAGGGCTTTTTTATGGCAGTACGAAAACTCACCACAGGAAAATGGCTTTGCGAATGTTACCCTGCCGGACGTAGTGGACGTCGTGTGCGTAAACAATTCGCCACCAAAGGCGAAGCTCTGGCTTTTGAGCGTCACACGATGGAAGAAACCGAAGCAAAACCCTGGCTGGGTGAATCAGTGGATCGTCGAACACTGAAAGACGTGGTTGAGCTATGGTTCAAACTACATGGTAAATCTCTGACAGCTGGGCAGCATGTCTATGACAAATTGCTGTTGATGGTTGACGCTCTGGGAAATCCCATTGCAACCGATCTCACCTCTAAAATGTTTGCCCACTATCGAGATAAACGCCTGACAGGAGAGATCTACTTCAGCGAAAAATGGAAGAAAGGAGCAAGCCCGGTCACCATTAACCTGGAGCAAAGCTATCTTAGTAGTGTTTTTAGCGAACTATCCCGCCTGGGAGAATGGTCGTATCCGAACCCACTGGAGAACATGCGAAAATTCACCATCGCAGAAAAAGAGATGGCATGGCTTACCCATGAGCAGATTGTTGAATTACTGGCTGATTGCAAACGTCAGGACCCAATTCTGGCACTGGTAGTTAAGATATGCTTAAGCACAGGCGCACGCTGGCGTGAAGCTGTAAATCTTACCCGCTCACAGGTGACCAAATACCGAATTACCTTTGTAAGAACGAAGGGGAAGAAAAACAGAAGCATCCCTATCAGTAAAGAACTTTATGAAGAGATCATGGCGCTTGATGGGTTCAATTTCTTCACAGACTGCTATTTTCAATTTTTATCCGTGATGGAAAAAACGTCTATCGTGCTCCCTCGCGGTCAACTGACACACGTTCTGCGCCATACTTTTGCGGCGCACTTCATGATGTCGGGTGGAAACATCCTGGCCTTACAAAAAATTCTCGGACACCACGATATAAAAATGACTATGCGTTACGCACATCTGGCACCGGATCATCTGGAAACGGCGCTCCGTTTCAATCCTCTGGCAACATTGCCAAGTGGCGACAAAGTGGCGGCAGCGGTTGGCATTACCCCGTAA